CGGTGTAGGAGTTGGAGGTACAGGAGATCCAGAAGCTATTGGTGACAATATGCGTAGATTAGTGGCTTTAGGCTATCGCTAAGCGTCTCCCTTATTCTCATAGGAGCATTCATGGGCTAATAACCTTTGAATGCTCTTTTTTTCATCTTATATTATAATCAAACTTTGCTATATCTTCAGCAAAATGTCTTGCTACTAAATCAATAGATTCTTGATTATAAACTTGGGTATATGGTGCATCATATCGTTGAGCGTTCTCACGTCCTCTAAACACTCTTTTCATTCCTATCTCACGAGCCAATGGTACTATCTCATCGTCTAAATCTTCCATTTTAATTATTCTATCTACTCTATAATCTTCATTATCAGCAGACTTAAACCAATTTAGTTGGTTATTGAATACATAGCGCCAAAGATTTAATCCCTTACGTATTCTATTACGATCATAATCATCCGAATAGGACCATTTTATCCATTTATTAAAATCCTTATCGATATCTATATCACCAGAAAAATATTCCTTATACTGGAGTTGACCGAAAAATTTCCATGTTGAATATAGCTTAGACCATGGATTTCTTACTAATGAAATAGTATACAATTTACTTGTATCGATATCTTCATCTTTACATCTTTTGTATAAGTCAACTAGAGGTACGTGTTTAGGTTCAGCTTCTTGATCCCATTCTGTTTTAAAGCTTTCCTTTAAATTCTTTCTTAGATATGTACCAGCTGTTTTAGGTATGTGAATAAACAATATTCTTTTATCTGCTAGCAACGCCATAATTTATATACTACAACTCTTCCCAATCACCGTCGCTATATATATCTGCCGGAGGAGTATATTCAACTCTGGCTCTTCCTTCATCGTCAGTAGTTGGAATTTCTCTCATATGTGGATCATGTCTTTCTCCTAACACCATCCATGAAACTGTTGCAGTAGAATCTGCTACACAGCTTTCTACAGTTAATGTATTACCTGTTACTGAACCTCTGACAGGGTCCCAGTTAGTTTCATTAGTAGTAAACGTTCTAAAGCATCTATTAAGAGCAGTTAAAGTACCACTCGTCATGCCATGTATTTCATCTATGTTAACTGTAGCCTTACCTGCAGTTAAGTCAACAACACCACTATATATGTTATCTGCTTGTGGTGATTCTACGAATGAATGTGACAATCGCTTAGTTGCAGATAATGAAGGTAATGGGTGAACAATATCAAAACAACCAGAGGATTTGGAGAACGAACCACATACCTGAACGGCACCGCAGAATTTTGCTGAACCACCTCCACAGCAACTTCCGCAGTTACCAACTATTATACCGTAAGAACTCGATCTACTCTGTCCTCCTACACCCATAGTACAGAAGCAACCAATAGGTGCTTTCATATCATATGATGCACAATGTGTTCCTTGAGTCTTTGCTCCGTAACTTTGAGTACATAACTTAACAGCATTATCACTGTAAAGACAAACAGCACCATCATCATGAATAAGAATACCATTCTCATTATCATGAGGCATTATGTAGATATTACCACCATCATCACCATCAACGTTATTTCTTATGCAAATGTGATTCTTATCATTATCGATAAACGATGAAGTAGCATTATGATATAGACTTAAATCAGCACTACTACCTATTTTAACACAAACATTGTCATTTAAGGTTATACTACCAGTAAATGTAGAACCAGATGTTACTACATTACCAGTACAAGTAGTATAACCACTATTGTTAGTCCATTGAGATATATTACCGCCTTTGTTTGTAAACGTTTGCGAGTTACTATTTGTGGTTGTTCCTGTGCATGTTGTATAACCATTACCATTAGTTAATTGGTTATTATTAGTTGGAATAGTAGTACTATTATAAGCATTACTACCGAAGATCTCACTGAAAAGCTTTCTTCTTTCAGCTCCGTTATCAAGAAGAATTAATTCATCAGCAGATGTATCAATACTACCAGTCATATCAGTAAGTTCTGATAAGTCTAATGTTAATCCAGTTGCTGTTGAATCTAACCCTGTACCCATTGTAACTTCGGTTAGGTCTAAGCTAATAGTAACACTACCACTAGCTCCTCCACCATCTAAACCAGTTCCAACACTAACGTTAGTAATATCTCCTGTACAAGTCGTATAACCACTATCATTGGTCCATTGCGATATACAACCGCCTTTATTAGTAAATGTTTGAGAGTTACTATTTGTGGTAGTACCAGTACAAGTAGTATAACCACTGTTGTTAGTCCATTGAGATATATTACCACTCTTATTAGTAAACGTCTGGGTGTTACTATTTGTAGTTGTACCAGTACAAGTTGTATAACCTGCTCCGTTACTAAAGATGGCATTACTTATTTCACATGCAGCTTTTCTTCTATCAGCACCATTATCTAAAACTATAAACTCATCTGTGTTTACCATTGTCGCTGTCATATCAGTTAATTCTGACATATCTAGCGTTAATGTTACACTACCTGAAGAACCTCCACCGGAAATACCAGTTCCTGCACTAACATTAGTAATATCACCTGTACATGTTGTATATCCGCTGTTGTTAGTCCACTGACTTATGCAACCACTCTTATTAGTAAACGTCTGTGTGTTACTATTTGTAGTTGTACCAGTACAAGTTGTATAGCCATTACCATTAGTTAACTGATTATTATTAGTAGGTATAGTTGTACTATTATAAGCATTACTACCAAATATTTCACAGAAAAGCTTTCTTCTTTCTGCACCATTATCGAGAAGAATTATTTCATCTTGAGACGTGCAAATACTACCTGTCATATCAGTAAGCTCTGATAGATCTAAAGTAATATTATTAAATGACCCAGATGATGTAATAGTTCCTCCACCATCGAGACCGGTACCAGTACCAAGCACAACACAAGTTACTGTACCAGCACAGGTAGTATAACCACTATTGTTTGTCCACTGACTTATGCAACCACTCTTATTAGTAAACGTTTGTGTGTTACTATTTGTGGTAGTTCCTGTACAAGTAGTATAGCCATTACCATTAGTTAACTGGTTATTGTTAGTAGGTATTGTAGTACTATTATAAGCATTACTACCAAAGATTTCACAGAAAAGCTTACGCTTCTGTGAACCAGCATCAAGATAAACTATTTCATCACTACCAGTTACAATAGCACCGGTACCATCTGTAAGTTCAGATAAATCTACATTAAGAGTAACACTACCACTTGTACCTCCACCATCGAGTAGAGAACCAGCTGTAACACCTGTTATATCTCCAGTACAGGTTGTATATCCACTGTTGTTAGTCCATTGTGATATATTACCGCCTTTGTTAGTAAACGTTTGAGAATTACTTGCTGTAGTTGTACCAGCACAAGTTGTATAACCACTATTGTTTGTCCATTGACTTATATTACCGCCTTTGTTAGTAAACGTTTGAGAATTACTTGCTGTAGTTGTTCCTGTGCAAGTAGTATAGCCGCATCCATTACTTAACTGATTGTTATTAGAAGGTATGGTTGTTGAGTTAAATGCATTACTACCAAATATTTCACAAGATAATTTTCTTTTCTGAGAGCCACTATCTAGTACAACAAATTCATCTGAACCGGTAGCCCATGATTGAGTCATATCAGTTAATTCTGATAGATCTACATTAAGTGTAACACTACCACTTGATCCACCACCATCTAAAAGAGAACCAGCTGTAACACCTGTTATATCTCCAGTACAAGTAGTATAACCGGCATTATTACTAAATTCACTAATAGCTATACATCCTTTAGTAAGTTTTCTCTGGTTGTTACTAGCATCAACTACTACAAAAAAGTCACCATCACCATTAGTAGTAGATGTACTCAACTCACTTAAGTCGACATTAAGTGTAACACTACCACTCGTTCCGCCACCGTCTAAAAGAGTACCAGCAGTAACACCTGTTATATCTCCTGTACAGGTTGTATACCCGCTATTATTTGTCCATTGACTTATATTACCACCTTTATTCGTAAATGTTTGAGAGTTACTCGCTGTAGTCGTTCCAGTACAAGTAGTATAACCACTACCATTAGTTAACTGATTATTATTAGTAGGTATAGTTGTAGAGGTATAAGCATTACTACCAAATATTTCGCAGAAAAGCTTTCTTCTCTCTGCACCACTATCAAGTAAAATAAGCTCATCTGATCCTGGAGCAACTGCTGCTGTCATATCAGTAAGTTCTGATAGATCTAAGCTTATCGTTGCTGTACCGCTTGAAGCTCCACCATCTAAGCCGGCTGAAGTAGTAACGCAAGTTATATTACCAACACCAGTTCCTGTACAGGTTGTATACCCGCTATCATTTGTCCATTGACTTATATTACCACCTTTATTCGTAAATGTTTGAGAGTTACTTGCTGTAGTTGTACCGGCACAAGTAGTATAACCACTATTGTTTGTCCACTGACTTATATTACCGCCTTTATTTGTAAACGTTTGA